AAGCAACGAGCGCATTGACCAGTACATTACAGGCATTTGGTTATACTGCTAGCCAAAGTATGAATGTGGTCGATGTGCTAAACGAAGTGGGTAAATTAGTTGCCCGTAGATAACTATATCGGTTAAAGGCTGGAGACAGTCAAGACCGAGGAAAGACTTGATATTCATAATACACAACAAAATGATTGAACAAAGGAGGTGGATATTATGAAGTTGATAGATTTAACTGGTAAACAGTTTGAAAATTTAACTGTTTTATATCGAGGAGAAGATATTATTAAAGACGGAAAGAAAAGAAGAGTGAGATGGCACTGTAGATGTAATTGCGGAAACGAATTAGATGTTATTGCAGATAATTTAAGCAAGAGGCCAAATATGACGTGTAATGAATGTGCTATTAAGAGAAGAGCAGAGAAGCAACGAATTAATGTAATTGGTAATAAATATGGTAGGCTTACAATAGTGGAAACTATTCCAAATACGCACCCAACAAAAGTAAAATGTATATGTGATTGCGGAAATAAATATATTGGATGGCAGGCAGATATTATTGGAGAGCACACACAATCATGTGGATGTTTGCAAAGAGAAAGGGCTTCAGAAGCCAATACAAAAGATTGGGCTGGAGTTATTTCTGATCATGGAATCGAGTTTTTATGTCAAGACGTAATGAACGATAAAGGTCAGTGGTTGTGGAAATGTAGATGTGGAATATGTGGAACCGTGTTTTCAGCGCTGCCCGCTAGGATTAATAATGATCATATCACATCATGCGGTTGTGCATTGCAATCATCGGGAGAAAGGTTTATTACTAATATATTAGAAGAATTAAATGCAGAGTTTGATACCCAATATTCATTTAGTGATTGTAGAAGCGTAAATGTATTAAGATTTGATTTTGCGGTTTTTAATAATTCTAATTTATTATATTTAATAGAGTACGATGGTAAACAACATTTTGAACCAATAGATTTATTTGGTGGCATTGAAGGATTTAAAGACAGACAAAAACGTGATGCTATTAAGAATAATTATTGTGAAAAATACAACATTCCATTGTTACGCATACCATATACATTTTCTACAGAAGAAATAAAGAAAACAATTTATGAATATCATTTATCCGTAACGACTGCAGGATGTGCATAGCAATATGTATATTGAAGTTATCATTTCTATATTTATGGAAATTAATATACAGTCTGATCTCACACAATAATCTAATGGTGAAATGTGAGAGATAGCCAGAAATGACTATCCGCCATTAATAATGGTCAGTAACGATATTTAGTAAATATATACAAAATATATCGTGAAAGTAACAGAAATTTTGAACAATTTTGCCATCAGTTCGGATGGTATAGCAACAGCGCTTCAAGATTCAGCAAGCTCATTAATGGCAGCGAACAACAGCTATGAAGAAGCAGTAGCACTTATAGCGGCTGCTAACAGAGTAGTCCAAGACCCAAATTCTGTAGGCAGTGCCCTGCGTACAATCTCGCTCCGTCTACGTGGTACAAGCGTTAAGGAGTTAGAAGAAGCCGGAGAAGATACTACAGGCGCAATCACCTCTCAAAGTAAACTTCGCGGAAAAATTAAATCCCTGTCCGGTGTCGATATTCTAACCGATACTGGCGCATATAAGAGTACATACGACATCTTACTCGAAATCTCCAAAGTCTGGAAAGACATATCGGACATTGACCAAGCTGCATTACTGGAAATCCTTGCAGGCAAAAACCGTGCGAACACTGCTGCCGCGATCCTTTCCAACACAAAAGACTTAGAAGAAGCATATGCATCCGCCATGGAAGCCGAAGGCAGCGCATGGGAAGAGAATGAAAAATACCTTGATTCTATCCAAGGTCGTATAGACTTATTCACTAACTCTGTCCAGACTATGTGGAGCAATGCATTGGATAGTGATTTGGTAAAAATCATTGTTGATGTTGGCACTGGTCTTATTAACGTCGTTGACCAACTTGGACTAGTTAAAACTCTGATTTTCACTATTGGCACTTATCTAATCCAAAAGCACTTTAATGGAGACTTATTTGGTGGTCTATTTGGTGAAAGCATAGCTGATATGAAGTCTCATCTGAAGACACTGGAAGATGAGCTTAAAACAGCAGAAGCAAAATATAAAAAGAATCCAAATAAGAAAAATGCAAAACGCTTTGATCAATCAAAACAACAATATGAAAAATACAAGAAGGCTGTTGAACCGCAAATAGAAGAATATGACAACTTAGAAAAGAAACTCAAATCATTAAAAGATACAAGACAGTCTCTTTCTGATGAACTGACAAACAGTCAGGCTCAGGAAGAATTTGCCGCAGCGAGAATGGCCGCTGGTTATGAGAATGCTGCAAAAGAGCTTGATAATGCTAGCGCAAATACGAAAAAATTGGAAGGTCAAATCACACAATTAGACCAAGAGATCATTAACACAGATGTCGAATTAAAGAAAGTCGAAAAGCAAGCAAATGCAACTGGTACTGCTGGACTTACTGCTGGACAGAAATTTAAAGCAGGATTCAAAACTGCTTGGAGTTCTGTAACGAAATTTGGCAAAGAAATACTCAAGTCGATGGCCTACTCAATGGCTATGACGGCAGTTCTTGAATCAATCGCCATTATTGGTGGTTGGATTGGTGATGCTTGGGATGCTTTTAAGCCAAAAACGTTCGAAGATTTACAAGAAGAATTAGAACAAACCGAAAGCGAAATATCTAACGTTGAATCTGAAATCCGCAACTTAAACTCTGAATTAGACGATACTAACGAGAGAATTGAAGAGTTAACAAGTAAAGGTTCTCTGTCTTATGTCGAACAAGAAGAATTATCAAGGCTCAAGTCTGCAACGGCAGAACTCGAAGCACAAATCGCTCTTAAAAAGACACTTCAAGATAGCAAACAGGCTGCAGCAAATGGCCAGGCGGTAGCTGCTAATGAGGCATATCTGAATACTAGCTTTATGAGCGACCAAACGAAAACCGAAAGACAAGAAAAAAAGGGAGAAACCGGCGAAGAAATTGGTAAAGTAGCTGGTACAGTAATTGGCGCACTAGTTGCTGCCGCCATTATTACGGCCTCTGGAGGTACTTTAACTCCGGTGGCTTTAGCAGCTGGAGCAGGCATAGGTAATATGTTGGGTGGACCTCTTGGTAAGATTACCGGAGAGGCCATAGCAGGTGCTTCCTATGATTCTGAGCAAACCGTTGGCGAAGCAATGGACAATATGATCGCCACTCGTAAAGAGCTCAAGAAAGCTCAAGACGAAGCTCTTGCTGATAGAGACACAGAAGCATATAATGAGGCAACAGAAGCATTAACTACATATGATAATCAGATGGCAAAACACATTTCTCAGATTCAAGCAAATTACAATGCCATGGATTGGGAAACTGCAACAGAAGAGCAGAAGAAGGAAATGATGGAGTATGCTGACTGGTTAAGCAGGTATAGCATCTCTATGGGCACTACCGGCGCAAAATCTAGTGCTATTGAGCGTATATTTGGTGGTGCTGAAGCAAGCCAAGAGTTAAAAGACATTGATCAGCAAATCAAAAATACCATTGCATCTGGTAAAGAGGTTGATTTCCACGAGATATTCAATGATGATAGTCTTGCAGAAACAAAACAACGACTTTACGACATGGGCCTAACCGTTACCGATCTTAAATATTATTATTTAGATTGGAAAGAAGCAGAAGAAGACGTTGAGGGCGCTACATATAATGTTGTTCAATCTGTGAGTGCTCTTTCTGATGGTATAGGTGCTTTAAAGGATGCTTTCGGTGAGTTTAAAGAAGAAGGCATGGTAACTGCTGACACTTTGGTCGCTTTGTACGATACATTTGGATCTCTTGGTGATGCATGGGATAATTATGTTGATATAATGGCGACAGGTACTTCCTCAACCAAAGATGCTCAAAAGGCGACAGAAGAATTGCTTGAGGCGTTTATGAATGCACGTCTTGATAAAGGTCCAATCACTGATATAAAAGATTACCTTTCTCTAATTGGCCAGTTGCAAAGTCTTGGTGTTACTAATGCAAAGGGTTATGTTGATGCGCTTCAAAGAGCATCAATGATATCTGGAATTGGTAAGGCCGTTGTTAATGATAAAAATGAAGATGGGAAAACTCAGGACGAGCTGATCCGACAATACACGCAACAGTATGAAGAACAGTATGGCATCACACTATCCGATGAAGAAAGATTGGCCATCGAAAAAGCTATTACCGCTGAAAAAGCTAAACAAGCTGCAACCGAAGCCGCTAAAAAGCATAGTGAACATGAAAAAGCAGTGTATGAAAAAGAAAAGGCAGAAGAAGCACTGCAAAACGCGCAATCCGAATTAGAAAAGGTCAAATCAGAAGGAGAAACTAAGAAAGTTTCAGAAGTAGGATCAGAGCTTAATGACGGCGGCAGTTTAAGTATTTGGTCCTATAATGGCGAATATTATACAGATGGGAATACTGAGGTACAGTATGTAGATCCAAAAGTTGTTAAAGAAGCGGAAAAGGCTGTTAAAGAAGCGGAAGAGAAAGTTGGAAGTATTGATGTTCCTGTTGATGTGAATGTCGATGATGCAGAAAAAAAAGCAAAAGATGCGGAAGATACATACCAACAGGCACTAGATAATATGGGGCTTACTCTCCAGATAGAGTTAATAAATGCAGAACAAGCTGTTGATGATATTCAAAGCGTCTATGACGCCCTGATGGATGCTGCCACGGAATATAACGAAAAGGGCTACTTCTCTGTCGATACACTTCAGTCACTATTGTCACTTGAGCCAAAATATTTGACCATGCTTATGAATGAGCAGGGTCAATTGGAGTTCAATAAACAGGCAATATTAAATGTTGCCCAAGCTCGTATATTCGATATGACTCAGAAGCAAATTGATAGTATTATCACAAATGCTTCTAATGCTGCAAAAAATGGTGAAATTGATAAACTAGATGAGTTGACAAGTGCACTGTATGGCGCAGCAGATGCTAGACACGCATTTAATATTTCTGGAATGGCAGAGCTAAGAACTAATTTAGCTAACCCGGAACTTGGTTTATCTCAGGCAGAACAAGATAGTTATTATAATTCTATTCAGTCACAAATTGAAGCCGCTATTGCTGCTTATGAGCACACTATATCAAATTTACCAAAAGCACTTTATGGCGGAGGAAGTTCTACATCTGGTGACCCAGACGAAAATGCTGCCTTAGAAGCCCTCCAAAAGAAATATGAGCGTCAAATCGAAAACCTTGATAATCAGCAAACATACATTGAAAACGAAATAGAAAAGCTTGAAGCAGAAGAAGAGGGTGTCTCAAAGTCATATTATGAGAAGCAGATAAAACTAGAACAAGACAAAATTGATCTATACGAACAAGAGCGAGAAGCATTGAAAAAGTTGGATATGACCGACGAAGTTGCTGCCGCTCTTTGGGAAGTAGAGCATGCCATCCAAGAATCTACTCTTCGAATGATTGAGTTCCGCAAGTCTATCATTGAACTATATAATACTGCTTTTGAGAATATTGGAGAAAAGTTCGACGATAAAGGCCAACTTATAGACGATGCAAAGTCATACCTTGAGGGATATATGGATCTGTTCGACATACAGGGAGAACTGGCTCATCCTGATATGTATGATGATCTTATTGCAAAAGAACAAGAAGACAGACAGAACAATGTTGATAAATTAGCTGCGCAACAAGAACTGTATGATCAATTTATGAATTCTGCAAATCCGTTTGAAGAGGGCTCTGAAAAGGCAAAACAATATGAAGAAGATAGAAATGCAGCTGCTATTAAAATGCAAGCAGATATGCATCAAACTGAACTGGATATTCTTGAAAACGACAAAGCTTTGGCTCAATTCAACGAAGACCTAAAGAATCTTTATCTTGAAGGCTGGGATAAGGTAAGAGAGGCATTTGACAATAAGGGTTCCTTTATTGATAACCAGCTTGGTTATATCGAATCTTACATCAGCAGACTTGAGACGCTCAATATTGACGTCCCAGAAAGTGCATATGATGAAATGATTGCAAGACAACGTGCTCGCAATGCAGATAATCAAAATCAGCTTAATTGGGAATATGAAGAGTTAGAACGACTCAAGAGGGAAGTAGGAGAAGACGATGAGCAATATCATGCAAAACTACTTGAAGTAGCTCAGCTTGAAACCGAAACTTATGAGGGACAAACCAAGGTTCTTGAATGGGAACAGAAGATTCTTGATAGTAGATTTGAGAAATTCGAACAGCTTATCGGCAGAATTGATGATTCTATCAATGAGTTAAATAATATCTCAGATTTAATGTCCGATGATGATGTCGCATATGAAGATGGCTCCTGGACAGCAGAAGGTATCTCTCGTGCAGGATTAGCATTCCAAGAGATGGAAATGCAAAAGCAGGTAATAGAAGAATGTAATGAACAATTAGAGGAACAGAAGAGACTGCTTGATGCGGGAGAAATTTCTCAGGACAAATACTACGAGAATACACAGGCAATTAAGGATGCACAATGGTCTGCAATCAAAGCATACGAGGCGGCAGAAGATGCAATTATTGATTTGAATGAAGCTCGCATCGATATGATAGAAGAGGGTATGAATAAAGAAATCGAGGCATATCAAGAATTAATTGATTTGAAGAAAGAAGAACTTGACGCCGAAAGAGATCTTTATAACTTCAGAAAAGATATCCAGAAGCAGACAAAGGACATTAGCACCCTTGAAAGACGAATTGCTTCTATGTCTGGTAGTACGGACGCTGCAACAATAGCAGAGAGAATCAAGCTCGAAGCGGAATTGCGAGACGCCAGAGAAGGGTTAGATGATACTTATTATAATCACGCGATGGATTCTCAGGCAAAGGCTCTTGACGATGAGATGGAGTCTTTTGAAAAGAGTAAAATGGATTATCTTGAAAACCTTAGAGAATCTATTAAGGAAACGGATTTGGTTGTTGAGCAAACATATCAGAACGTTATGGCGAATGCTGACGTTGTTCTTGATACGTTGGTAAACCTGTCCACAGAAAAAGGCTTTACCATAAACGAAAACCTTATTAATCCATGGATAAATGCATCGACCGAATCTGTTATATTTAAGAACACTGTGCATGATGGTGTGCTTAGTTTGATTAACGAAAGTGGCGTAATTACCCTGTTCGGACAAAATGCTCCTGGTTTGTTGTCTAGTGCTTTTGGTGCTGGCTCTGGTGCGGCATGGAAATTTAAGACCGACGTAGAATCATATGTTGGTTTGATTAAGAATTTCTTGACTACCGAATCTCCTGAGCTGCAGAAATATATAGATCAGCCGTGGAAAAATCCTACAAAAGAGAATGGATCTGTGATTACATTTTCTGATAAGGTAAAAGAGTTGTTGGAAAAAGCTGTAGCAGACGCAAAGAGCAAACAAGAAGGTCAATATGGTACCTTAGAGGGCATCCTTAAGAGCCCGTGGGATAACGCTCAAAGCGCTATAACTAATTGGTATTTACACGTTGAGCAAAAGCTAAATGATGCTCTAACAAAGGCAAGAAATATAGGAGCAGAGATTGAAAAAGAACTTACCATAACTACTCCGAATTATATTGGCAATGGTAAGGACAGTGATGGCGGAGGATATAATCCTGGTGGTGGATGGAAAACTGTAACCGCATCGCTGAAAACGGCGTTAGGAACATTTACGGCTATGGGGTATGGTACAGAGAGTCAGGCAAAATCTAATGCCAAAGAAGATGTTATATCCCAGGCATATAGATATTATAAATCTAAGGGATACAGAGATGAACACTTAGAAAAGGTCTATAGAAAAATGTGGGATCAGAATGTTACCTTTTATGCCAAAGGTACCCTCGGTACCAAAAAAGACGACTGGGCTATCACCGACGAAATCGGTGACGAGCTTGTTATGTATGCAACTCCACAGGGTACTTTGTCCTATATGAGGGCTGGATCTACTGTTGTTCCAGCGGATATCACTGAAAACTTGATTGAGTGGGGAAAACTTAATCCTAATATGGATAGCACTTCTACCGCTGTTCATGGTGTCAACTTGATGAGCAATGTGATTAATAAACCAGAAACGAATTTAACATTTGATAGCTTGTTGCATATTGATAATTGTAGCAAAGAAGTCATCCCCGAAGTAAAGAAGATTATAACAGAACAACTAGAAAACTTTACAAGAAAATTGAATTATAATTTGAAAAGAGTAGGAAGCACATAAGATTATTGTAGTAATGGGAGGAGAGTAATCTCCTCCTTTTACTACGCTATTATGAAGTAGTTTAAGGAAGGTGATTTAAATGATCGTTCCTCATCGAATAAAATTTCGAGATAAATTCAATACAGACTTTGATTTAATATGCGGCGCTTCCTTCGAGGGAGAAAGTGGCAACGTTGAATCATTTTTTAACAAAGAAACAACATCGTCCAATTTATACGATGGATCTAGAAGAAATGTACATGGTTATCGATATACAGACGTTATGAATGTGAATATCACACTGATACACCAGGATTATAGAGAAATAACTATGTATGAGAATCGAAAAATTATCTCATGGCTTACTGGAAGTAATACGGTAGAAGAACTAACCGTATATCAAGACGACAGCGAAGTTATTAGTTATAGACTAATTGGAAATATAGTCGGCGTTGAACAGTACAAAAACACAAACGGAAGTATCATAGGATATATTATTACTTTTGAAAACATATCTCCGTATGCATTCTCTCCGGTAAAAACACTAACAAAAACAATTACGGCAGAAGACAATGAGATTGTAATTAATTGCCGTACAGATGTATATGAAAAACCATTATATCCTAAAATTCAAGTGACAATTGGAGATTCTATATATTTGCCCATAAACAAAGATCCAATGGCAGAAACATATGAAATGCTGGACAATACTGTATATAAATATAATGATAAATATTATGTGAAAGTAAATGACGGAAAGCGCGAAATAAAAGTCTTTGCAACAAATATTGAAGATCAAGGACTTGATGGTAGTATGGTTGGTAGTTATTATCTTTGCATTACAGATAGATACATATATCAGTGTATTATAAATGAAAGTGGTCTTCCTGCATGGCAGAAGATAACAAAAGTCGGTGCTGGATTTGAGATTAAAAATACTTATTATGAAAACGGTCAAGATATAACAGCCTCATCTGTGGTAACTGATTGCTATGAAAACGAGGTTATTACCATAGATGCAGATAATCGCATGATTGCAAGTTCCGAAACGCCTATGCGTATAATTGGAGACTCATTCAACTGGGAATGGGTTTATTTTGTTCCCGGAGAAAACCACATTACCGTTGCCGGAGATTGCACAATAACTTTCCAATGGGTTGAACCAATTAAAGTTGGAAATGTATAAGGAGGTAGGTTATGAATTTACCTTCTAATTTATTTGATAATTATACTCCACCGCAAGTATTTTTATGTCAGCCTGATAAAACAATTATTGGCGAATTGCAACCATATGATTTTTCTGCTGTTTTTAAATTCAACACTTACTCAGAAACAACTTTTACAATTAGTAAAACATATATAGATATTCTTGATGGCAAAATGCGTCTAAATCCATATTATTTGCTACTTGATTCTTTAAGAGTTATTTATATTCGTGGTATTGGCCATTTTGTTATTCAAGACGTAAAAGAGAATTTAGCAGAATCAGATACGAAAACCATTACTGCATTTTCTCTTGAGTATGCGACCGCAACAAAATATCTTGATAATTTTAGAATAAATACCGGTGAAGATGATTCTTTAGAATATATATACCATATGCAACAGTATGGGGTTGGTTATTCTATCGATAGACCATATAAAAATGCTCCGACTGCGTTTGATCCATATGAAAGGTATTATATAAAAGAATATACAAGCAATAAGGCGTATGTGTACACTGAAGTACAGATTGTTGACCCAGATTCTTTTGCTTCATATGATGAAGGTTTATATATTAAGGCATACCCAAATATTAGGTTTTATTGGCCAAGCAATCCGGATTTAAGTTTATTGCATATTATTTTCAGTCATATACCAGAGTGGAAGATTGGACATGTTGATAAAGAGCTTTGGTATCAAGAGCGTACATTCAGCGAAGAACGCGTTGCTGTATATGACTTCTTATATAACGCTGCAGCAGAAACATTCAAATATGCTATGGAATGGGACTCCATAAATGGAGAAGTTAATTTTTATATAACCGAAGAGGATGGCATAACGGCAGATAATAATGTGCAGACATTGTGGGATACTGATGTATTTATTTCTCGCGAAAACCTTGCGTCGTCTATTGATGTGTCTTATTCGACAGATGACATTCGTACAAAACTGAAGGTTACAGGCGGAGAGGGTGTAGATATCAGAGACGTAAACCTTGGACAGAATTATATAACTAACTTGTCATTTTACAACGATCCTACGTGGCTAGGCCGTGATTTAGCTATTAAGTACAATAAGTACATGGACGAGGTTAATGGATATACTGACATGTATACTGATCTCATGTCTCAATGGTCTACGGCATATAATGAGCATAATGAGTTGATGAACCATGTTCCTGTTGAACCGCGTGTCTTATTGATTGGCGATCCTTTTGATAAGCTATATTGTACATATAACAATACATATAGTTCCTTAACACATAGTGAAATACAAGAAATGGAAGGGCTTCAACTGGGCGGCAATGTTGATTTATTTAATCGTCCACAAATACCGTCTTCTAAATTAGTTGACGTTGGATGGACAGATGCTGGTGACGGAACATCTACAGTGTACACACATACATATTCAAATGAAGATGAAACAATTGCTATAAATGTTACCCCTATTTTACCAAATGGAGACGTTATGTCACCAGATGAACTTGAAGGTTATGCTGGTGGAATTATTTATGGTGAAATAGAAGACTATGAGAAGTTACAAATTGGTTTTATGTTTGAGGGAGAAAATGCAATCGAAGAGGCTGAAAAGGCAGCTGAACGAATTCACGAGCTGCAAGAAAAATATTATTTAAGTCCAGGCTTAAGTGAAGAGGAATTACTAAATACTCTTAAAGAAAAACTAGGCCTCTATCGTGTTGGTGTTGATGATAATGGAACAATTTCTAAAATAGATAAAACAGACGATATCTTGTTAACTCTTGAAAATAACGCCAATGACTCCGTAACCATTCGTGTAAAATGTATTAAAGCTCCAACAATAGTTATCGACGGTAAAGATACTACTTATTATAAAAATTCTGATTATAAGATTTACTGCACAAAAACCATTGCAAGTTCTGGATTATCACATACGGATGAATATACATTAAGGCAATGGGTTAGAGGAGAATTAACATCAGATGAATTAGGATTGTCTAGCTATGCAGAAACAGGAGCAGAGATATTTGATTTTAAAGTTAAATCTATTGGAACCCTCGGCGCGTATTTATGTATCGCTAAAGATGAGACGGTCAAAGATAATGTTGCAGCCTATGGTATTAGGTTATTACAAGAAAAACAAGGTATCTATACTAAGATATTTATTACCCAAACAGAAGGATATATGTCTAAAGAAGGATTCCGATGTGTTGCAAGCGATAAAGAACCCATAGGTGGCAGTGTTGGTGACAAATGGCTTGATACGAGCAGTAAAAATGCGCGTATATTGATTTGTACAAAGGTAGATAGCAACGGGAAGATGACATGGGAAGAATATAGTGTTAATGAAGATGGCAACGGTAATTTCATTAACAACTCAGCCGATTTTGAAAATTATACACGTTTTATTGAAAACTATAATAAATTGCAGATAGTTCAAGAAGTGCTCGCAGAAAAACAACGGCTTGCTACATACTTAAAAAATGGTTATGAAGTTGAGAGTATGCGAAACATTTTGCCAGATGACCTTGACGGTAAATTTACATATGAAGATAAACAAGATGGCGCAAATTTCCTTGGTTTGACTCGCGCGGTATCTACTTACTTCAATATTGATACATTCACTGTAACCGGATATAGTGGCAAATTCGGTATATTAAAATTTATGTTGCCAGAGAGTTTTAATGACAAGAACGAATATGCTGTGTATGTTACTGGAGGAACTCCATATATTGCATACAGTAGATCACAGGGTGTATGCCTGGCACAAATGAACCGCCTGTCTGAGCTGTCTTCTATGGAAGATTATTTCACAGAGGGAGAATTGATTAGGCTTTCTCCATTTATGAGAGAAGACGAGTATAATGACTCGAACTTTATATTAACAGGATATGAATCAGAAGAAGAACAGATGTCTATTAAAAGAGATCTGTTAGAAGAGGCTAAGAAGGAACTAAAAAAAATATCTCAACCAAAGCTATCATTTGGCATCACTATGGCGAACATAATGGCAATACCAGAATTTGCTCCATTAAAAGGACAATTCAGGCTTGGCAATTTTGTTCGTGTTAAAATTAGAGATGGATACGTAAAAAGAGCCAGGTTACTTGAAGTGAGTATAAACTTCGAAGACTTATCTGACTTCTCTTGTCAATTTGGAGATCTTGTTACAACGAAAGATGAGATTTCTAAAACTGCAGATTTGTTGCAACAGGCAGTACAAGCCGGTAAAACCGTTGCATCAAGTTCAAGTAAGTGGCAAAAGGGAGCAGATAAAGCAACTGCGCTCGATAAAGCAATATCCGAAGGATTAAAAGATGCAGCATTATCTGTGTCTTCGTCTACCGGGCAATCAATTACATGGAACGAAAAGGGAATACTTGGAAGAAAATTAAAAGATGGATCGGATGATACGTATGAAAATGAACAGTTTCTTTTAACCAACAATAAATTAGTGTTTACGAATGACAACTGGAATACGGCCAAAGGAGTATTTGGAGAGTTTAATATTGACTTAGGAAATGGCAAACAAGAAACAATGTATGGTTTATTAGCCGATGCGGTTGTCGGTGGCTACATTGAGGGTTCTGAAATCAAAGGTGGATCACTAGAGATAGGCGGCAAGGGCGGAACATTTAAAGTTGGAAAAGATGGATCCGTTGAAATCAAAGGATCTGACGGTAAGAGTGCTTTTGCCACAGCCAATGATTTTCAACAAGCCACAGGATGGTCAACCGTTATTACATCAAGTGGACCAACTATATTTACTGATAAAAATCAAAAAACTACCCTAACCTGTAGAGTATATTACCAAGGAACGGATAAAACAGGTGAAATACCTGAATCTAAATTTGAATGGATTCGTTCATCAGGAGATTCTAACGCAGACAACGCTTGGAATGAAAATACCGAACATATTGGGAAAAAGGAGATAACAATAACACATGACGATATAAAAAATAACGCAACAATTCACTGTGAAGTCGATATTGAAACAACATAAGAACGGAGAGTAGTTTATATGAAAATTGGACTTACGTCAAACCAACAAACATTTATAGATTTAACAGATGCAACACAATTAGAAATAACAATAGCATCAAATTTGCCAACAGTGCAAATAAAAGACAACACACAAAGCCCAATTACATATTCGCCGTCTTGGGAAGATACAAACTTGGTATTAAAACCTACAGTATTTTTAAATTCAAAAGATATAACATCATCTGTTGTTGATTCAATTACATGGCAGAGGCAGGATGGTGCGTCGCCACCTGTTAGTCGAATTGCAAGCGAGACTGTTGCTAATGGAATACTGACCGTATCAACAAATACTTTGTCTGAGTCTTCAAGCGGTATTATTACATATATTTGTACCGTTACAACAGATGGCAAAACAACAACGGAAAAAATTTCATATTCTTTAATTTCATCTGGAGCAACTGCTACATCAGATAATGCTAGTGTTACTTTCAAATTATATGCACCAAATGGATATATATTATCAAATACAATAGAATCATTGGAATTAAATACAAGTGCATATGTTGGTAGTACACAAATTGGACTTGGAGAGGCGACTTATCGGTGGTATGCCCAAAACGACACAAATTGGGAGCTTATCCAAGATGGTACCGCATCATCGTATGTTGTTACAAGAAGCTTTGTTAACCAATTCAAAAACTTTAAATGTGACATGCTGTATAAAGGAAACACCTATACAGATACCATTTTAGTTGAAGATAAGGGAGACACATACAATTCTGTTATATGTATATCAAATAACATGAATACAGCAACTGGTCGCTATTATTGGATAATGTATACGCTGGTGTACAACCAATATGGAGAAATAGACCCGTTATATGGACCAATATCCACTAGTGAGCCAGAATCGCCATTAGTAAATGATTATTGGTATGCTATAGATGAAACAAATTTGACTATCAAGTTAAAACAGTTTGATGGTACTGCATGGATTGATACCAATGATACACAACAATTAGATTATTGCTGGAGTGCTATAGAAAATGGCAGCACGAATATAGCAATTGGCGATGTAAATAAAGTGCAAATGATATCTGCGCATGATTTTACTTCTACAGTGACATTGTTGTGTGAAGTTATGAGTGAGGATGGTATATTAACTAAATCCACATTAAGCCTTACAGACACATCCGATCCTATTGTCTCTGATAGCGAACCTCAAAGCGCTAAGCATGGACAAATTTGGATAAAAAAGAACGACGATGGAAGTTTTTTAATGTTTGTTTGGGATGGTATTGTACAAACATGGGTTATGCCTGATGATGGCACAAACAGTCAAGTATACACCAGTAGACCATCTAAATATAATGTCGGAGATTTATGGATTACTTCGTCTGATGATGACCATGGATCTTACTTACAAGGAACATTGCTACAAGCACAGGCTGATAATACTGTATACAACGCAAGCGACTGGAGTCCTACACTAAAATACGATAAAGATATCGAAGACGTAAAGTTGCAGTTGGATAATTTAGCGCAATACGTGACGATCAATGCAGATGGATTGCGCATTGGGGCAAAAGATGCAAATGGTGTTTTTAGTCCGTTTACAAGCTTATTCACGTCTGAGGAATTGGCATTCTATCAAAATTCAGACAAGCTGCTGACTCTTGCAAATAACAAATTAACTGCTCCAAGTGTTGAAGTGGAAAATAATCTTCATGTTGATGGTTCTATTAGTCTAGATTCATTACGTCTTGTGAAAGAAGACAATGGAAGCTTTAGCTTCTCAGTATTTGCGTAAGGAGGTGAGATACGATGGCTTCTGGAAATTTTATTTCAAGTACAGGTACCAATCTTAATTTATATGTTACATGGTCATCCACTACTGATGTTAGCTCGAATACATCTGTGGTTACAGCTAAGGTGTATATGCGTAGTTATACCATTAGTGGTAAGGCGTTGACAAATTCTTATATTACTATTAACGGTAATAAAAAGAGTTTTGCTGGAACGTCGTTAAATAAAACTTCAAGTTCTTTAACTGATACTTTGTTGACAACACATTCGACGACCGTGTCACATAATACCGATGGCAGTAAATCTATAGTAATTACAGCAAATCTTGAATTTAACGGAACTGTGTCTGGAAAGTATTTATCAAACATTACAGCCTCAAAAACAGTAGGTTTGGATACAATTCCTCGTGCATCCAGTTTTACTATTCCAAGCTCTGTTAATACTGGTTCCAACTTAAACGTGAGTATCTCACCTGCTAATAGTAGTTTTAAACACAGAGTTCAGCTTCTTATTGATGGAGCTGCAAAGTATACAAGTAGCTTTATTGCCGCTGGAACAACTTCATTTTCACACCCTATACCGCATGGATGGCTACCTAACCATACTCTTAAAGTAATGACCGTGCGGGTTTTAACGTATACTTCGTCTGAGGCATACATTGCCGAAAAAGAACGTACTATAAATGTCGTGGTGCCATCAAATATCAGGCCGTCAGTTACTGCCTTAACACCATCTCTTTATGGTACTGGACTAGATGGACAATACATACAGGGCAAATCGCAAGTGAAATTAGTAGCTACCGCTAAAGCCGGAGATGGAGCAAGCGCGGTGATAAGTTCGTATACTTTTAAAGGTGCAAATATTTCAGGAACATCATCTGAATTCACTGGTAATAGTAATACAAAGACTAGTAGTGTAATTAACAAATCTGGAACGATCACATACCAGGTTGTTGTCAAAGATTCAAGAGGAAGGGAATCAGAACCATTCTCTACATCAATTAAAGTACATACATATGCCACTCCGCAAGTAAAATTAATTTCGGCACAAAGATGCTTGGCTGATGGTAAATTAGACACAAATGGCACTTGTGCAAAGGTGACTGTAAAAATAAGCTATGTTAGTATAGATGGACATAATAAGGTTACATTAAAGCTTTTTAATAGTAAAGACAACTATACTGTAGCCAAGACCGTTATTGATGCAAACAACACTGAGGATACATATACTGGTGTGTACGGTGGTGATTTTGAAAATAATCAGAGTTATACAATTCGAGCGACTATAACAGACTCGATGGGTGGTAAGCATAATAAAACTACCACATTGCAAGTTTCTGAGAGAACAATCAATATCGCGAAACATGGCAATGGTGTCGCTATTGGCGGTCTAAGCACTGTAGAGCGTCCGACAGACGAAAATAATTTACCAAAATTTGAATGTAACTGGGATGCATATTTTAACGATAGCTTATTTGTCACAAACAAAATTACTTGCAATAATCCTTATGATGCACGTAATTTTAATATTAACTGTTATTGGAAAGATGGAAGTACACATGATATCTTGGTTCGGAGTAATGACGGTTTAACAACAGGTCTTGGATGGGTTGGAAGCGACGACTATCCTACCGTATTAGATCTTCGTCCTACGAAAGTAAAAGTACGAGGTACAACAGATTTCTACGTAGGTAATACGTTAACATTTGAGACGGATAAGGACGATCAAAGTGAATACATACGATCCGTGCCTACATATAACCGTACATATGACGCATCTCCGAACGTATATATTACAAGCCTAGGCACTTTTGGCAGAGGCACGTCATCGTCGCAAAGATACAAAACAGATATAGAGAACGTTAAAGACGATACGTTAAACCCATATAATATCCTTAGTATTCCAGTTAGACAATTTAAGTATAACAAGGATAATGTCCCTGTTAATAAGTGTGTCGATGATTTATATATTGGTTTAATCGCAGAAGAAGTAGAAAAAGAATATCCTGCTGCGGCAGAATATAACGAAGATGGACAAGTAGAAATGTGGAATATTAAAGCCATTGTTCCTGCGATGCTTAAAATTCTGCAAGACCAACAAAAAATAATCGATGAACTAAAACAGAAAGTAGATGATCTAGAGATGAACACACCATTATAACTTAAAGGGGATTTTATTATGAACGAAGTGTTAGAAGTTATCAAAAATATTGCGGCTGTAGTAGGATGCTTGTCTACTTGTGTTGCATTTTTGACACTGATTATTAAACCATTAAGACAGAGGATTGTTAATAAGTTTGCCGAGAAGGCACAGAAGCAAGCAATAGAAACTAAAATAGATTCGATGAGTAAAAAAATAGACACCGTAATGGATGACAATAAAACGCAACAATCTGAAATAAAAGAAATTAAAAGAGAAATTAAGCACATAAAAGAAAATGTACTTGAAAACGAGGCAGATAGGATTCGCGCAGAGTTATTTGATTGTGGCAATAGATGCCGTAGAGGAATTAGATTGCATCCAGAAGAATTTGAACACATAAAGGAAATATTCCGAAAGTATACGGATGTTCTCCATCAAAATCATGAGGGTGAAACTGAGTATAATTTTATCCACAATTATTATAATAATCAGCATTTTCCGTCCTATCACGAAAAGAACGACGAAAAATAACTCGTGATGGAGGCTGATTAGTGTGAAAAAGAAAATAGAGACTTCAAAAAAGATAGCATGGTTTTCTGGCATTTGTTTTGCTGCATCACTAATTTATAGCATGTTTATATATTCTTATGGCGTAATATATGACAAGATGTGTGACTTTACATTTTTAATTACATTGATTAGTGTAACTGGATCTGCATTTGCTACAACATCTGCCTTTTATTATAACAAAGCACGCCACGAAAATGTAATTAAGATACAAAAATATATCTTAAAGATTAAATACTTAATATTAAAAAGCATTGGATTATTAGATGATTATCGTGTGCAAGCAGAATTAGATAGCGAATTATCTAAAATAGATATTAGTATTGAAAACGAAGTTTGCGAAACAAATCAAAATATTATACAGAGCGAATAAGGAGAAATAGGTTATGGAATTAGTTCAAGATTTATTATACATATTGCTTACTGCGGCAGTTCCCGTATTAACAACGTATCTTTGCAAGTTTCTTTATGAGAAATGGACTGGAAATAAAGATTCGGTTAAAAATGAGCACATAAAGGCAGTATTAGAACAGGTTGTTTCTATGGTGTGTGATGTTGTGGCTGCTACAACCCAGACATATGTAGACGAGCTTAAGAAGAACGGTGAGTTTACAAAAGAGGCCGCAACGGAGGCATTTAAGAGAAGTAAGGAGACTGCAATGCAGTTATTAACAGAAGAAGCAAAAGATATCATATCTAAAGTATATGGTAACATAGACGTATATCTAGACACACTAATTGAGGCAACCGTAAAGAGCCAGAAAAAAATTGGTTAAAGAATTTAAGGAGTACAGACAATGATCTGTTCTCCTTATTTTTTTACGTTTTTATTCTCAATATATCCCTTTATAATGTCGATGATCCAGGAGTTAACTGTCGAGTATCCTTCTGCTATTGCACATTTTTCTATCTCAAATTTAAGCTGAGGATCTACTCTTAGAGTCATTACTTTCCGTTCTTTTTCCATATAACCACCTCTATTTTAATACTATCATAAGATAAAAATGATGGCAATATTTATACGAACGATAGCATGAATTATTTGTGTGCGATAGGGGAGAATAGATTTGAATTACATGGTAATAATATAGATACAATTTTATTATCATATTTGCTTCCAAATTTTTAGGAGTCACCATAACGGTGGCTCCTATTTTTTATTTGTTTTGAAATTCTTGTTCTGCAAGCTTAAATGCTTCGGTCGGTTGTATATGTCTTTCTCTGCCGATTTCAGCTGCTCTTTGCCATATCGGATCGTCTTGATATAATTTGTCATTTTCCATAGCGTCAAGAATTTGCTGATATATTTTTGCTTTCTCTCTTGAATAGCATGCGATTTTTCTTGGATTGGTTATCATAATATCATCTCCTTATATTTATTATCTTATACGTTTCACCCATTTGCAAATCTTTAATAGTCCCGTAAATGTTACATTGAAGATACATCTATATCCCTGTATGTACCCTTCAGTGTATAAATTAAATAACATATACGCATCGTCTTTAGTACCAACTACATAATTCTTATCTCGCGCTCTTGGCGTGCGTACTATAATGCCAGCGCTTTCAAGTTTATTGACGATTGGCATGAATACACTGTAATATCCTTCTTTATATCCTTTGCTTGCAACACGCTTGTGCAAATCTCCGAAGTGAAATTCTTTTAACTCAAACATAGTATCAATAATTGCTTTCTTATATATGTCTATTGATCCAAGGCTTATGTCTATGTGTCCGCTCATAACTTCATTTAGATTGCCGTTCATAAAAATATCTATGCCGCCATTATAATTCACAACAATTCTTTCTACAAGTAACTTTAATTGTTTAACAGTTAGCGCATCACTCGTAATGATTTCATCAAATAATAGTAGTGCCTTGTTTAATCCACTCCTTACTTCCTTGCTCGATTGAGAAACGCTTTGTTGTTCATTAATTTGAGTTTTTAAGGATTGTATATAGCTTGATTTATCATTTATTGCTTGCTGGTAAGTTTCTTCAAGTATATCCTTCATTGCAGGATTTTTTATAATATCTTTGACCTTTTGCTCCATGAGGATTTTTAGTTCATTTGTTGTCTTTGATAATTCTTTTTGTAGAGCTTCTATTGAATTAATAGCATTAACGTCGCATACTTGTTTTAATTCCTTTTGAATGATATTATCTAAGTTTTCGATTGCTCCCTTCAAACTATGTCTGCACTGTCTCAGATATACTTTAACAAATTCCGTCAATTCATCTTCATATACTCTGTTATGATTGCAATAATTTGCGCCATAAGAATTATAGGTAGAACAAACATAATATCTTCTTTTATTAACTCCACTTCTTGGTGTTAATGGCCTTCCACAGTCACCGCAGAATATCAATCCGGTAAATATATTTACATGCTTTCTTACACCCTTATGATGTTTGGTAGCCCTTTCCGCTTTAACCTTCTGAGCGAGATAAAATGTCTCTTTGTCTATAAGTGCTTCATGGTGATCTGGGAATATAATATTTTCGCTTTTATCTCTTTTAATGTTTTTGCCGTGAATTCCTATTACTTGCATTTTTCTTTGTATCAACGTTCCAACGTAGAATTCATTAGCAATTATTCTCTTGACGTGTGTTGCAGACCATAATGTGGCGGCAGTCCTTTTGCTTGGCTCCAAACCATTTTCTTCTCTAATTCTTTCTAGTGCCTGCGTTGGAGTTGGAATTTTTTCGTCGTTTAACATTTTAGCAATATTCATGCTTCCATATCCATTCACATAAAGATCAAATATTTTTTTAACATATACGCTTGTTATAGGATCAATCTCGAATGTATGTTTTTTGCCGTATATTCTTCTGTATCCGTAAGGAACATTACTGCTAATCCACTTGCCTTCTTTTTGTTTTGAGTGAATTACAGCGCGAACCTTTTTACTAGTGTCTTTAACAAGTTTTTCATTTGCCCACGTTGTAATACCAAGCATCGAGTCATCGTCTGTGAGATTGTTGTAATTATCTCCTATACTGATTAGTTCAACGCGTTTTTGGATTAGGTCTTCGTTGAATAATTGTACTCTTGCATTATGCCTTCCCAATCTTGATAGATCTTTGACAATGATACCTTTAACTAAACCATCATCAATATCTTGTTTTAATCTATTGAATGCTGGTCTGCTCCACAAGTATCCGCTTATGCCGTCATCAACGTAAAATTCAGTGATTGTGTAGCCATGTTCGTTGGCGTATTGCAATATAATTTTTCTCTGATTAGCTATAGACATAGACTCAAAGTTGCAATTATCGTCGTCGCTTAATCTTACATATGCAACTCTTTCTTCTAACATTGATGTACCTCCTATGTTATTTATATGTACCTTGAATGTATTATAACATAGGATATGAAATTATGTAAATAAAAAATTATGAATTAATTTTATATTGAATCAATTTTTTTATTATTTCAACTATATCGTTATTGCCACCGATAAATGTAACAACTCTATAATCATTGTTTGTATATTTTTGTATATCTTCGTCTTTGTTTTTATGTATATAAATTGTCCTTTTTTCCATATAATCACCTATAAAAAAATAGCGACGATATTTCTACCGCCGCTATGAAATTGTTATTTGTCTTTTTGTAAATAACCAAAACATGTGTTGTTTATTTTGATATATGGCACATAGCCATTCCAATTAAAATGATAATATGCCCTAAAATACATTACATACTCAGGCATCGTACATCCATTTTGGAGCACATAATCTACGGCTTCATAATTTTTATTTGTAGGTGTTGTCTTTGGTATTAGATATGCTGGAGAAAATTGATTTTTCGCATAAATTACATCTTTCAATGTTTCTCCCCAATAACCATTTTGCCACCTATTAATAACCACAGACGCAACAGCTTTTTGACAATCAAGGCTTTCAATATTAGCCTCCTGATGTACTATTCTTGCGAGCATTTCACGCTCTTCAGCGGTTATATTGTACACATATGTCGGCTCTACTTCTACAATGACTTCTTTGATTGCTTCTACTGGAACTTCTTTTACAATCTCTTTTTCGACGACAACTTCTTTTGGCACCTCTACTATCTGAGTTTCAACCGATGGATTCATTAATAGTGCTGCAATAAAAACAATCTGTAGGATAATAATAGATCCCAAAATTGTTATAGTTCGATAGTACGATTGCTTATCCATTAGTAGAGCCAAAACCTCCGGTTCTAGTTGCAGTTACGTTGTCGTCTTTAACAGTGCCGTACTTAATAAAGATACCCTGCCCTATTCTATCGCCTTCTTTAATCTCATAAGAAGTGTCGCCGAGATTTAGAAGTCTGAAGCCGATATTGCCACCAGTAGACTCATTATCCCAGTAATCAGAATCTATATTTCCAATTGTATTAGCAATCATAACGGGCTGTTTTCCCATACTAGATCTAGGCATAATAAGTAGAGCGTTGTCATAATACATGTGTGCACGCACATCAGTCCAAATCATTACCATTTCTTTTGGTGGAATAATTACATTTACCGGACTATAAAAATCATATCCAGAGGAATATTTTGTTGCTCGCGTAGGGAGCTTAATCTCCCCCTTGTTCTTTCTATACTCGTCTTTTACAACTTCAAAAAATCTTGCCATAATATTTACTCCTTACATAAACAATTCGAAGATTTTACTCATAGGAGAGTTGTCGCTATTATAAAAGTTTTCATAAGAGTGATAATCTCTCAGATATGTATGCAGAAGCTCATAATAACGCGCTTTTGCTTCATCTAACTCTTTCTTGCGTGTCTCTTTTTCTAAAGCAAGCTCTGCCTTTTTTCTATCCGCCTCGTCTTGCTTCTTCTGCTTGATTATTTCTCCAAGGTGCGCATATTCTGCTTCCAGTTCTTCGATCTTCATTTCTTTTTCACCGTACATAATTCATCTTCCTTTCAATCATTTTGTGTTGTTAATCTTCTACTTTGATAATCTTGTATTTGCCACAATTACATTCAGTCTCTTCGCCTTTTGCCAGCGATTCTCTGAATGCAGAGCAAACACATTTTGTTGATTCATTCCATTCAAGAGCGCATGGGCAATATCCTCGCGTCTCTTGCAGTTGTCTATTTACCTCTGCGACAAGCGCTTTGTCGTCACCAAGAACAATTTTATATTTAACCATTATGATATCCTTTCAGCATACTGATTTGATGATGCTAATTTCACACCCAAAACAGCATCGTAATGTGGCTCTTCGTTTGGAACAAAACGACCAAACTTGATAATAATGTTTTTACATTGCTGAATCTTATTATAAGCTTCTTTTAATGAATCAAAGCCGTTGACCAGTTCATCTTTTCTATACCCAGTATATATGACAATATCATCATTAGTATATTTACGAAATTCTTTAACTAATTCCGGCAATGCCAATGGACTATCAAAAGGTTCTAATCCAGCACAGATAATTGCATGGGTTATTGGATTATTAATATATCTTTTAACCAATATATTAACGTCAATTTCTATATTTGGTGATTTGGCAAGAGAGCTGTTTTGACACAGCCTCTTACCACATTTCCAACTACAATATGGGAATCCGATTACCATTGATGGTTTTTTGTAACTTGTAAAATCTTCGTCTCGAATTTCTTTGATAATCATTTAATCACCAATCAGAGATGTTTCGCCATACATAGCGGCGGTATCATACCATTCTCTTGCAGAAAATTCCTTAAATCTTTCTTTGCTATAAGACTTAGAAGGAGTTAGGAATCCAACAACTCTTTGATATGTATCGCATGCATGCTCTCCACACTCAGGACAAATATCGCTATCTACAAAACCGTGATGGTTTTTGCAAACATTGATTTTTGTGTTATAGCAGAAATAAATGACGCCCTGGCTAGCAATGTAATTAAGCATCTCCCATGCCATCTCAGTATTTGGGAAATTATTATCGATGTTAATGTGGGCTATTGCGCCA